GCTGTAAATGTAACTAAATTATCAAAAGATGCAGTCTCATTAATTGACTCAATGTAAACATTACATTGCTTCTGCAAAAAATGATTATCATCATCAGTCTCGTAATATTTTAATGTAATCAATTCACTATTTAGCAATTTATCATAAAACCATCCAATGCCTAATTTGTCGGGAAAGTATGCAGATATACCACCTGCAAAATTATCTGTAATATAGCCTGGTGATGGAGGAACAGTACCATCTATATCATAAGATGTATAACATCCATTTCCATTTATTGTAGCACCTACTCCTGTTCTAGCTGTTACAACTATTGTACTACCAACTATTACAGATATATAACCTGTACCTGAAGAATTTATATTTGTGTTTATTGCAGATAAATAACTTGCAAAATTAACATAAGATGCGGAAGCAAGATTACATATTGTAAGTGAACTACCAGGAGGATCAACTACATTAATAAGTGCTGTAGCTCCAAAACACGGAAACAAACCTGATAATGATGAAAAATCAATTGTAACTGTTGCCCTTGTTTCTGTATTTGCAGGCTTATTTAAAAAAACTAAACCCTCAATATTACCACTAAATTGTTTGCCGGATGGTAAGAATGTTTTAAAAGCTCCAGACTCTGTAACTGATGTTTCAATAAAATCTGTAGAGATGTCAAATGTCACTGATCTAGCACAACCAAATGGTACCTGCACATTTTCAACTCCATTATTTTGAGTTGTGGTTAGTATTACATCTTCACCTCTTACTAATCCCATTTTTAGTTGTTTTCGTAAAGATAATTAAATTGATAGAGAATATTAAATAAATAGCTTGTAAAATCTGTGTAATTATCAGCCGGGAATGGTATTTCTTTATTAAATACTTCCCACATTGTAAAATCAGCTGAATCATTTTTATAATCAATAGCTAAGCTACCAAATAACATTTTATTATGTACTAATGCACCTGTAAACTCATTGCTAATAATGGCTAAATTACTCATCACTCCATTTGCATTTCTTATGTATAAAAAATTGCCGTTGTATTGTGTTCTAGGTTTATATCTTTGGAACATGTAAGTCTGTGTTACTAACTGTCCTAAGTTATCAAATATCTGACCTGGTGTACCTGTATTATTGCCATTTCCAAACTTCCATGTAGTGCATTTATCTTGTAGTATGCCAGTTTGTGTAGTTAAAAATAATGTCCCTGAGATTGATGAACGCTCACTATTGTCAATAATAATTTCAACATCATTAATGTTATTTAATTCTCTAGATTGACTTGCAGTATGTGTATGACCATTTACTTGCCCTTGACCTGCAACTTCCCAATTAACTGTTAATCTTAAATCTTTATAATAAGTTTCTAAACCAGGTGTAATTATGACTGTTGCTGGTGTAAGCTTAATGCTCATTAAACAATCAATTGGAACTCTTTTAGCAGTATATGTTACTGTATGCCATTCATTAGCATTATCGCCACTGTTGATTTGAAAAGTTAAATTCTCAAAAGCATTAGTAGTTGTCCAAGAACCATCATTTTTTAAATAATAAGTTGTAGTACCATCTGTTATACTTACACCTTGATAAAATATAAATGTAAAAAAACCAGCTAAAGAATCATCTGTTCTAACTTGAAATGACCACTCAAAAGTATCGTCTTTTTCTAATGGTATAGGACTAGATAATCCTGCACTATTACTAACTGTTCCAACATACCTATCAATCTCTTCATTGTCTGCATTAGTTACAACCCTTAAAAAGAAATTACCTTCAAATAAAGCTTCCCAACAAGGAACTGTATAATTTCTTATTGTATTACTTCCATCTGCATAAGTGCTAATTAATGGTCCTAAATCAGTAAATTGGCTATTACATAACAAATCCTCCGGTTGAACATAATTAAAGGTCTCTAATGTCCTTCTATAAGGTCTTATGATAGATTTAAGTAACCCGGTTTCAACATATCCATTTGTAGCTATTATAAATGACTTGTTGATTGTAAATTTATCAAAATATGCAAATGTTGTCTCTTCGTATTTATAGTAATCAATTGCTGTTTCACCTTGATCATAATCTAAAAACATATCCGGTGTTCTAACTATCCACCAACTATTAAGTGATTGAAAGCAGGTCATGTTAAAACGCTTCATAATTGCCTCTAAGACATCATAACAGCTCATATATTCATTTCCTTTTAGAAAAGTATTACCTAATAAGGTAACATCTTCTAGCATTCTAGTTTCGCCTGTATCTAAAAAAATCTCTCCATCTGTAGGTGTAATATGACCATAAAAAGATAAAGGCAAATCTAAATATGTTGAACGTAAACACAACTTAATAAAAGTAATTAATGGAATATAACCTTCAAGAGATACCACTTGTCGATAAGTTATATCAAATGAACCAATAACTAATGCTGGTATATCTTCAACTATTTGAATACACCATCCATCATACACAATATCAATTTCACCTAAATTAGTAACCATTGTAAATTGTGTTCCATCTATGGTAAAAGTTTGACCAGGTTGCACTGGCCATGTTGGCGTATCAATTACTAAATAATTTTCAGAAGGTAAAAAAGCAATTGGCACATCTGTCAAAGTAACTAAATCACCAAACAATTCAGCTGCTCTATCTAAATTAATATCTTTTAATGTGCCTAAATTATCTGTTGCCGTTAGTGTAATTTGATGCACAAAATCTATTTGCACCTCACTACAATCATCTTGTTGTATAAACCCTTCAAACAATACTGTATTACTGCCAACTACATCATCACCAATTAATCTTACTAAATATTCATTGTCATTATCAGAATAAAAATCTAATAATTGTAAGCTACCAGTTGTAACAAGATTTATTGTAAGTGTGCTTCCTTTAATTGGTGCCAATGGATCATCTTCCTGCCACTCTTGTACTACCGGTGTAGCACCTAAAATAACATCAATAGTACTGCCATCATAACTATCTTGATAGATATTTACAATGTATCTACTTTGCGTTCTAATCGAATCAAATGAGCCTGTGTATTTTAATCCCATTATGTTGTACGTGCATAAGTAGCACTATATTTTTTATTACTAAAATAAATATCTTGACCTCTTAAAATACCGTAAATCTCAACCGCTGCAGGCATACCACCCATTATGTTAGATGTTTGAGCTGCAGGAATTACTTGACTACCTCTAGGTAAATTAATTAGCTCCGGACCACGCTCACCCACTAAAGCCATACCACCAGGTGCGTTACGTGTACCAACTGCAAAAGCATTTCTATTCATTGAATTTGAAATAGCTCTACCAATAGCTATTAATGCAATACCACCAGCAATAGCTAAAAACGGATTTGTAAATAATGTTTTTTGAATAAATTCTATCTCGATTGCTGTCTTTACTAAATATTTTCCTAACTCCTCTAAATTTGCCCCTAATGATTTATAAATACCTTGAAAGAAATTACCAATATTGCCTTGACCAGTTAAAGCATCTCCTAAAGTTTGACCAAATAATATAGCCACATCTTCAGCAATAGTTTCAAATGTGCTATTAAATTGATCTGATATTCCTTTTAAAGTCTTTTCATTAAATGGCTTAAAAAATTCTGGAGGTAAACCACTAAATAAATCAGCTAAACCCGTTGCTACTCTTATATTTTCTAATGATGGTATTTTTAATGCCTTTTTTAATGTAGCATCATCTAATGGCTTTACTTTTTGATTTTCTAATTTTAAAGTAACAGGTAAAACTAAATTCTCTCTCTTAATTTGCATGTTTAATTCAAACAAATCAGCCTTTAATTTTAGTATTATTGCATTTTTAGGATCTACATTAAATACTGTTATTAATTTAGTTATTGCTGCCTGAACTAATTTTGCTTGCTCTTGTAATGTTGATACATTAAAAGTAACTCCTAAACTTATTTGATCTCTTGTATCTTCTCTTAATTTAGCTAATGTTTTAGATATAGAATCAAGATCAGCTAATCTTTTTGCATCATCTTTTCTTTTTTGTTCTGCTGCTCTTGCATCTTCTATGGTTGCAGCCCTATTAGTTGCAGCTTGTAATTCTTTAGCAGCAATTAAATCATTTTCTGTTTTAATAGCTTCATTATAAATATCTAAAGCTGCTTGTTGTGCTTTATTAGCATCCTCTTGAGTTGCAAATGATTGGGCTACTACATCTACATAATTTTGATATGATTTGTTTCTTGCTTTATTTGCTTCCTCTAATTCGTATGCTAATGAAATAAATTTAGATTGTCTTTGTAATACACTTTGCTCAGTTTTATCCTCAAATCTAGCAACAATATTTATGTCACTTAATTTAACTGCTTGTTGTGTTTCTTGTATAAACTTTTTTAGTGAATCAGTAACTGCATTTAATTCTCTTTTTAATGCCTCTAAATCTTTTTTAAATATATCAAAATTATCTCTAGCCTCTTTACTATTACTGTTCCATGCTTGAAATCCAATTTGTGCAAATGTGATTGCTGAAGTTACTGCACCAAATGCTAAACCTAATCCTGCTGCACCACTTAAACCACCAACTAAAGCTTTTATTGCACCACCTGTACTGCCCGTTTCAGATTTTAATCTACCAAATGATTCAACTAACGGATTGATGTTGTTGGCTATACCTATAAAGCCAAATGGGGCATCTTGTACTACTCTAGATAAATTTTGTATTGATTGAGCAGCCTGTGTTGATCCTTGTACAGATTTAACCTGTGCTTGTGATAATGAGGCTATAGATTGTTTTAACTTATCTACTTGACCTGTTAAGTAATTAATTTCACCAGCATTAGTAGATTTTTTTAATGCTGCCTCAAATTGCTTAAGTAAATTCTGACTTTTTGTAAGCTCAGCATTTAGATTGGTTGTATCCGCACCTATTATTATCTCTATCTCTTCTGCCATTATTTAATCTTTAATTTGTGTCGCTCTAAAATAGCTTTGTATCTATCTGATGTCATTGGCTGTACCTCACTTTTATCTTCTTTTTCCATTGGCCAAAACTTATTAATCTTACCTATTGCCTTACTTCCTGCCATTGCTTCTGCTATGCGAAAAGAGGCAAAACGAATGACCATAGCCGATTCCTTTTGCCTCTCTTGATATCCCTCACACGCTGCATAAAACTCATGAGGCATAGAGCAATAATATTCATCTACACTCCATCCTAACTTACCTAAAGCAAACTTGAGGTTATCGTAGCATTGTTCTCGATGGCTTTTTTTTTCTCCTCATTTTCTTTTATCTCTTGACCTTGTTTTATAAGGTCATTCCAAACCTTTGTTTCATTTAATAACAATGTAACAGCTTGAATTTGATCGTTCTTATTCTCCATCTCATCAATCCACTCACAAACATTCTCCCAAGTGTAATCTACATCCTCACGCTTTAATCTACTGTAACCAATCATGCCACCGTATACCATCGCATACATAAACCCTGATGTAGTCTCACCATCGTTAAATTCGTGAAGCTTCTCAATGGCTAATTGATTAAATTTAATTCCGTACTCTTTGCCGTTTAGTTTGATTTTCATTTTGTTTGTTTTTTAGTTATTAATCCCAAAAGCATCTAACTGATAAACCTGCATTTTGGTTAAATATGTTATAATAAGTACCATTTTCGTTATAATATAACCCTTCACTTCTCGCATCTGTACCTCCAGCACTACCAGCCACCCAATATTCACTAGCTTCGCCAATACTTTCACCACTACCACCAAATGTTCCATTTGCTTGTCTTACTCCACCCGGTACCGCTGTAAATCCTGATGAATTAGTAGCTCCAGTATTAGGTGCTAACCAATGTGCAGTGCCTGCCTCTTTTAAAGCTCCACCATCATTAGAAACTGTAGTAAAAAGATAATTAAATGCAGCCTCTACTGGTACAACCCATCCATATTCATTATCAGGTTTTAAACCTCTAATATCAGCTACTGCAAACCAATTATACAATCTACCATATACAGGCTCAGTAGATGGATCATTGTTATAATAACACCAAGCTCCAGTAGTTAATGCTGCCCAAGCTGTTGGATCACTAACCTCAGGGATAGCATCACCATTAGCATAAGTAGTAACACTTAGATTCTTTGTCATCCAATTATAGCCACCAATATTAACAGATGGTGTTGAACTATTATAAATACTTAATGTAGGATTGCCGTAAGGTTGAATACTTCCGGTAAATGTACCAACACTATCAAAAGCATAAGTTGAACTTAACTCAGATAAAAAGCCTGTTCCCTCTTCTATCTCATCACCATTTACCGGTGATTCAGGTGCTATCTTCCATCCAATAGTTTGCTCACCCCTTAATAATATTCTCAAATCAGTACCACTAATTTGACCACTTTCAGGATCTTGTAAATGCTGACCTTCAAACGCATATGATAACTCCAATGTTCCTGGACTTTTATCCGGACCACATGCTGATGATGCATCAACTACTGTTACGCTGTCTGATTTGCTTACAGATGTAAGGCACACAACTATATCATAGTCAGTGCCTCCATTAGAATCAATGAAAAGTAGCATGTTGCTACCTTCTACTTTATGTTCAGCCATTTATTTTAAATTAAGCTTGAATAGATAACGATGGATCTCCGTATGGTTGAATAGTACCAGTAAATGTACCTACTGAATCAAAAGCATAAGTACTGCTCAATTCAGATAAGAAACCTGTCCCCTCTTCAATCTCATCACCTGTTACTGGTGATTCAGGAGCAATCTTCCAACCAATTGTAGTCTTAGCTCTTAACAATTGACGTAATGATGTGCCACTTACTTTACCACTATCAGGATCTTGTAAGTGTTGCCCTTCAAATGAATAAGACAATTCTAATGTACCAGGACTTTTATCCGGTCCACATGCTGATGATGCATCTACTACAGTAATTGAATCAGCTTTACTTACAGATGTAAGACAAACTACAGTATCATAATCGGTTCCACCTGTTGGATCAATGAATAATAACATTGTACCAAAGGCTACTTTGTGTTCTGCCATTTTATTTAAGTTTTAATTTGTTACTAAATTACGAAAATATCTTGTTGAAATATCAATATCCTTGAAATAAATACTTTACCACCCAAATTACCAAATCTTTCTGTCCTATCCGTTTGCAGCCTTAAATTACACATTTGCAATCCAAAAGATGATAAGTCTAGGTTGCTTGTAGATGTTGGCTTAATTGCTTCTATAATCTGTCCACACGCAGTATTTAATGTTTTGCTGTTGTTGTATTTGTATTCCCAACTATGTACGCTTAATTGTACAGTTAATTGTACATCTGAGCTATTAAATGTACTTGTCTCAGTTGATGTTGCGTCATTAATGACACAATAAATTTTATGCTTTACGTCATCCGGTTCCTCACCCTCATAAACAGGAATATCCAATCCATTCACTATCTCATAGTAAGCTTGTAATATTGCGCTGTTTACATCTTTCATAACTTAAATATTGCTCTTAAATTCTTTCTTAATATCGGTAATGTTTTTTGCACTGAAGGATAAATATATGGTCTCGCTTTTACTCCTTCTCTCAATATTTTTAATGCTGTTACATAAGCATATTTAGGATCCATTTTACCGGTTCTAGTACCCCATGCCATAAGTGATTCTACAAACTGCTCAAACGTTCCACCAGCACTACCTTTAAATGTTCCTGCATATGTTTGCCAATCTGCAGGCAATGAACCAACATAAGCTGCTGCATACTTTCTAGTACCAAACTCAACATATGCACCATATTTTGCAGAAACTTTTACACTTGCTGAACCTTGCCCATAATATGGCTTAATTGAATTCTTTAATAAACTCTGATCACTACTATTCGCACTTACTAAACTAATCGCATTTTGTGATGTCGTATCTGCCCAATCATTAAGCTCAGCCTGTACCTCTACTTGTACAACTTTAGCTAACTTATCCATTTTCTTAATTAGCGTATCTAAACCTTTTACTTCTAATTGCATTAGTAATAAAGTATTGTTGCAACCTCGTTAACTTCAAAATAAGCACCCCATGTAAACTCACCTGTAGCACTGTTATACAACACCTCTTTGCCTACTGGACTTCCCGATGTAATTACTAAATATTGTATGCCATCCTTAAACGCACCAAAAACATTCTTACCAACCAAACCATTGTAAGTAAATTGATACTCACCGCCCTCAGCTATGTAGTTGTATACTTTTATGTTTCCTGTGTCCATTGGTGCATCTGAATTTATAGATTCATCTAACTTAGTAGCCTTTATGTATTCAAAAGACTTCGCTCCCTCCGTTCTTATCTGTATTGAATTAATCTTGTAAAATTGTGACTCGTACTCTATCACATCGTTACTTCTTGTTGGTCGCTCACGCTCATACCTTAAAATAAAGTTTTGGTCATACGTCCATTGGTTCTGATCATAACTTTTTGCCGTTGAGCCGTCTCTTTGTTCCGCATCTGCCCACTTTGACCAACTACCAGTAAGCACACTAACTAACCCACCAAACTCATTTAAGCTCGTTGTGTATCTGTTAATAGTAACTCTACGATTTAATTTATACACGCTTGTAAAGATTTAAAATTGTCTTTGCTATTGGACTTATTTCATCTGTTCCAACTGATCTATTGTCATACAAATAATACACCTGGTTAAGTAATGCCGTCTTTAACGCTTCCGGTAATGTTGTATAACCTGTTATGTAATCAATGGTTATATTGTTTGCATGTGGTGTTCTTAAACGCTTAAACTCATTGCCACCTATTGTATAATCCAAATCCAATACCAATGTCCTGCCAGCATCATCCTCAACACTTATTATCTCAATCATTGGACCATAAGGAATGTAAATATCACCGTTGCTATTATTCAATACTGCTACTGCTTCATGCTCTACAAACCCTACACCTGTGTAAGCTTCACACATTTGTCTTGCAGCAGTTATCAATATATTAATCAAATCATCATCAGTACTTATGTCAATCTTACAAAAATTCTTTGCCTCAGTTAATGTAACCGGTTCAGTTATTGCCCCATCTTGGAATTGAACATCTAAAACACTATTGTACTCTACCATGATTATTTTATTTTAAAAAGCCCCACCCCGTAGGGCAGGGCCTTTTTATTCATCATCAAACAAACAAACCTATTTACTATACGTTACCGAAATCAGCATATAATGCAGATGCAGGCATCATTAAGTTAACATCTTCAAGACACTCAATACGTGCAGTGATTAAGTTTTTAGTGAAGTTGTCTGCGTCTTCCATTGAGAATTCAACAGTAATAGCTTCAGTCTCAACACGCTCAAGATAATCTCTATCGATAATCAAAATCTTATCATCAGTTACCCATGATGCAGGTAAGATTGGTGTACCACTGATTGCAATGTTTCCGTTAACCATAGACAAGATACCACCCGAACCCTGATAGTAACCGTTAGTGTACAACAACTTGTTTAAACGTGCTAATTGCAAGTGTGATACTAAAGCATAAGATGCATTGTAGTTAGCTGACATTTGAGCAGCAATTGCATCAACGATGAATTTAACATCATCAGTCTCAGCAGATGCAGTTGAACCAGTTGCAGCAGCACTAACTGTAGAAAAAAATGTAGCATTCTCAACTTTGTAGAAATCTCTCAACAACAATCTTGGTAAAGTTGTTTGCATAAATGGTAATTGCTTACTCATTTGCTTTGAGAAACGTGCAAAGCCTGCGATATAATCTTCAACAATCTTGATTTCTGACAAATCGTAATCAACCTGACCTTT